CCATACATCAACGAAGAGATTAAATACAGACTTGAACAGCATAAGAGTGAGAGCATCGCAACTGCTGATGAGATAATGCAGTATTTTACTGATGTTATGCGCGGTAAGTTGCTTGACCAATTTGGACTTGAGGCATCTCTTGCAGAGCGCACAAAAGCGGCACAGGAACTTGCAAAGAGACAGATTGACATTCCTAATAAACTTGCAGGTAATGAACAGCCTAAACTCGTAATCACCGTTGATTGGGGCGAAGATGCAAGTGCTGATGTAAACTTTGCAGGTGAAAGTGTAGATACTTCTGCATTAGAAGACATATACGACTCTAAGAAGAGAGATAACATTGAGTGAAATCAAGATTAACATTCCGCTTAAGGATTGCATTATACCTATGTATAGACCCGTGTTCAGAGACATTATGCAACACGGGCATACTCATTATATAGGAGAGGGCGGAAGAGGTAGTACAAAGTCATCTTTTTACGGTGGCATTGCTATTCCGATGCTTATTGTTACATATCCTGATGTAAATGCAGTATGTTTTCGTAAAGTAGGTAATACCATTCAAAACAGCATTTATTCTCAGGTTGTTTGGGGTATAGAGAAGTTAGGGCTTACAAGTCTTTTTAAGATTCCAAAAACTTACAGTAATCCGATTGTATATTTACCAACAGGACAAAAGATAATGTTTATGGGCATGGATGACCCTAATAAAGTCAAGTCCATTAAGGTAGATAAGGGATATATAGCGGTTACTTGGTGGGAAGAGTTAGACCAATTTGCAGGTGAAAATGAAATCCGTAAGGTCTTACAGTCCACAATGAGAGGTGGTAGTAAATTTTGGAATTTCATGACATTCAACCCGCCTATCTCAAAAAACAATTGGGCAAACGAATACGCAGAAGATTGTAAGATGCGCGGAAGTGCACTTGTAACTCATAATACATATCTTGATGTACCCGAAGCATGGTTAGGTTCACAGTTCTTTGAAGAAGCAGACGAACTTAAGGTACGAAATGAGAGAGCCTATATACATGAATATATGGGACTCGCTATAGGTACAGGCGGAGACGTATTTCCTAATGTTGCTGAGTTTGATAGTGATAAGTTAGTAGAAGCCGTAGGTGGTATGAAACCTATGTGGCAGACCTTTGATAATATCTATAACGGCATAGACTGGGGCTTTGCTCGTGACCCGTTCCATTTTACCCGTATGCACTTTGACCCTAAACATCTTAATTTGTTTATCTTTAGAGAATATCGTACATTACAAACAAGAAATGAAACGGTTTTCCACGAACTTTATGATGAACTTAAATTAGTAAAGCGTGAGGAAGCAGTTATTGCGGACAGCGCAGAGCAAAAATCAGTTGCTGACTTTAAGGCTTACGGAGCATTTATACGTCCTGCGGAGAAGGGGCCAGAGAGCCGAAGGTACGGCATCAAGTGGTTACAAGGACTTAATAACATATACATTGACAGAAAAAAGTGTCCTTATACGTTTAGAGAGTTTTCTAACTATGAATACGAACAAGATAGAGATGGTAACTTTATTAGTCAATACCCCGATGAAAACGACCATTCTATCGACTCAGTTCGCTATGCATTACAGAGATTTTGGGCTAGAAAGGGAAATTAAGGTTGACTTTGTTAGATACGGCATATAAAATATATTTCACAGGAGGCAGTTTTATATGTCAGATGTGAAATATTTTAATGGTATAAAGTTTACAAAGCAAAGCACAGGTTACTTTGGGACAACTATAAATGGAAAATTAGTGTTAATGCATCGTTATGTTTGGGAATATTATAATGGAGCAATTCCTAACGGGTGCGTAATACATCATAAAGATGAAGACAAAACTAACAATGATATTAATAATCTTGAATGTCTTCTAAACAGTAAACATTCAAGGTATCATGGTAAAAATAAGTCTCCTGAAAGACTTCAAAAGGATATTGAGCATTTAGCAAAGGTGAGAGAAAAGGCTGTTGCTTGGCATAAATCTGAAGAGGGCAGGGAGTGTTCAAGGAGAAATGCTAAAAGACTAATAGAACGAGGTGTTCTTAACCCCACTACTCTGTATACATGTGAAAACTGCGGAAAACAATTTATAGGTGTTAAACGCAGAGCAAAGCATAAATTTTGCAGTGGTGCATGTGAGCAGTATTTTAGACGACACAACGGTTTGAATGATGAGAAGAGAGTATGTGTTATTTGTGGTAAAGAGTTTATTACGGATAGATATGAGAAGACTAAAACGTGTTCTCGTAGTTGTGCAATGAAGTTAGCACATATTAATAATCCTACGAATTGGAGAAGCGGCAGAAATGGGTAAATATTGGAGACATTTTATTACGGTTTGTAAGCATAGACATGAAGTGTTTAAGCAATGTTTTGCTTGTGGTATCGGTTGGCAGGGGCTTATTCATGACTTATCCAAGTTTGGTATTATTGAATTTGCTTCATCTGCTAGATATTTTCAAGGCAACAGAAGTCCTATTGAGGCAGAAAAAGAGGCTATAGGATATTCTAAGGCTTGGCTTCATCACAAGGCACATAATAAGCATCATTGGGAGTATTGGACAGACTTTGCTGAGGATGGAACTGTTATTGCCAATAAGATGCCGATAAAATATGTTATTGAGATGTGCTGTGATTGGGTTGGGGCAGGTAAGGTTTATACTAAGGAAAAGTGGACACAGGAAAGTCCTATGGTACACTATAAGAAGATGAGGCGCGGAAGATACTTTCATCCTGAGACAGATGCAGTTATTATTCACTGCATGGAATTAATCAGAGATGAGGGATTAGAGGCATTTTATAAGTATGCAAAGCAGATAATACGCAGTGGCTATTAATTAGGCAGGAGGTTAATTAACAATGGGCGGAAAATCAAAAGTAGTACACAAGAGAGATAGAGCAAAGTTTGATAAGGTCAGTGTTTTAGGCAGTCGTAGTTCATCTTCAAGGCGTAGTTCGTCTTCAAAAGGCAGTTCAAGCAAGGGTGTTTGGGTTACTATGAATGGCGGACATGTTTTTCTTGAGGGCGAAGATAAAAAGAAATGATAGACAAAAGACATTATATGGTACATAATGTTAAGCATAAGAGCATGAAAGGAGTAGTGCTGAGATGGCAGATAAGATATCTAATAAAGACCGTTGGATAACAATGAATGGAAGACACGTGCTTATCAAGGCAGGTGAAACTCCTGAACAGGCTCTTGCAAGAGAGTCAAAAACATTGGCTAAGAGTGAATCCGACAGACGTGATAAAGAGATTGCAGAGCAGGAAAAGAATACTAAGGCATTGACGGCTGAAAAGAATAGCGGTAACTCATACACAGCAAAAGACGGCACTAGTTATTCTATAGAAGACGGCAAGGGCGGAGTTGTATTAGTAGCAGTAAAAGGCAGTTCAATTACAAAGAATAAGATTTTAGACCCTAAAGACCCTGATAAGGCGAGAGTAAAACTCACAGGTAAGGGACTTGTATATCTTAAACAGAATCCAAACATGCTTAAACTGCTTAAAAAGTGATTGATTTAGGGGGCAGTGAAATACCTGCCCTTTTATAATGCTTGACAAACATTAGATTATATGTTAAACTCACTTCAGAACTTAAGAAAACTTGGAAAACGAGGACACTTGAAATATGTTATATGCAGAATTTATAGCAGGAACAGGTTGTAAAGCCACGGAGCATAATTACAAGGTTTATAAAGACCTTGAGATTATGTACATGAATTCTGATATCTCAAAAGAGCAGATTTACGAATACGGCAAGAAGTTAGTGGATAACAGTCTTACAGCAGAGCAGATTGCACTTAATGCTGAGATTGATAAGCAGATTAGTGAATACAAGGAGTATATTGAGGGCATTCTGATAGATATTGGAAGATACGAAGCAAATCTTGCGCTTGAATATGAGGCTAAGTGGAAGAGATGGTATAAAGAGCGTATTAAGGATGCTCGTAAAGAGATAAAAGAAGTAAAAATCAAGATAAGAAATTTAAAGGCTTGTAAATATACAACTTGAAAGGAGAGTATGAATGCAGTGGGTAATTGAAATTCCTGACAACTATGTGAAGTTACTACCGTTTAAGCGTGGAAGTATTGCAGAATCTGTTGTTTTATACGCAGTTAACGGTGGGCATGAACAGATGACCCCTGAATATACTAAAGCAGAATTAGGTGGCATTACTGATGCCTTGGAATATCTTCTTGGTGCGGAGTTACTTCCTGAAAATGGATATACAGATGATGTTGTCGATGCGTTGAATTCCGCACTAGAAAAGACAACAGGGTTTTTGTTTAAGATGCGGATTGCGGAAGTAATCTCAGAGAAACTTAAAGATTGCGAACAGCGGGGGCGTGATGTGCTTCAGGATAGTGATGTCATTGATATTATGGAAGAGTGTCAGCGTAGAGGTATTTACGTAACCCGTGCACAGTTGGCTGAGTTTGGACTTGAGGGGGATAAAGAATGAAAGTACCTGTATATACGTACAAAGTAACTAAGGGTAAGTTTAAGGGGAGAATAGTTAAATCATTTTCTACTGCAACGATGCTTTATGGCATAGATGATTGTCCTGTATGCGCGTGTTATGACGATGATGGGCATAATTATGTCATATATAAAGACCACTTAAGATTTATTAGTAAAGAAGAAATAGAAGTTGATGCGGGTCTATACAACATGGGGAGAAAGCCTAATGTGTGATATTCATGAGATATTGTTAAAGTGTGATAAAGCAAAAACAATCGTGTCTGTTAGAGGTAAAGCATCTCGTGAACTTCATAAGGCAATATCTGAAATAGGCAATATCCCTGAGGCAGAGGCATGTGTTAGGTTTACCCTTGCGGAGTTATCTACTATTGTAAATATTATGACTACCGCATCTATTCAATATAAGCAAGAAGCAGAAAAAGAGTTAAAAGAGATTGAGGCTAAAGTGGAAGAAGCACATACGGCTATTAAGTC